CCCCTCGCGAAGCTGTACCCAGAGGCGGCTAAGAAGCGCGCCGCCGCCAAGAAGAAGACACTTACACCCTCTATGAAGGCTGCTCTTAAGAAGCAAGCAGTGAAGAAGGGTATTAACAGTTTCATGAAAGGTATGGTTACAACAAATTCAAACATCAAAAAACTTCGGGAACTTAATGTTAAACCTTCCAAGAAGGCTCAGTCCATCAACAAGGAGGAAGCCATCAAGCGTATAGGTGCCATGAAGGGTCTCAATAAGAGTGCGAAGGATAAACTTGTGAATCGCGTCAATAGGGGAACAATGTCTCCTCGTCGTGTCGTCAAGGTAGCTCGAGAACTTTCTAGGTTAAATGCATCCGGATACCGCGTTGAGCTGTAAATTTACTCGTCTATGGTAAGATCGTTGTAAACCTTTTCTTCAGTGTCATAAAAACTTGTACTATCACCAATCATCATTTCTCTCACAATTTGGTACAATACCGATGAGAGTGCGAATTTGTACGCAAGGAAACCAACAAATGTGGCACCATAATCAAAATCAAATGCGAATGGTGCGTTATTCCACGACACTTCAAAAGCAGCGGCACCTAGAGGTGCAAAGAACTCCTTCTGAATTGTTGAATTTTCAAGTTTATCTACCCGATTGGAGAGAAGACTCACATACGTATAAGATGCTACTGCACCCAGCATCGCGGATACACCCTGATCTGCACCTTGTGTGATGAAGTAAGAAGCACTCAAAGCAGAACCATAAGCAGCCGTAGAGTTTTTTAGAGTTTTTTTTAGGTGAGTATATTCAGTGTGAATTGGTTTACTGAAGGCGTAAGTGAGAGACATTTCTTGATTAAATATAGTTAAAATCTTTATCTCAGTTAAATTTAATAAATGCCTTGTCAACTCTGTAAAAAGAAATGTGGTGTCCCTATAGATTGTAAATATTGTGGTGGTAGCTTCTGTCCGAGTTGTCTCAATTTGACAAAGCATGATTGTCAAGGTGCAGATATCAAGAAGATGAAACAACGTAAAGAACTTGAGAAAAACATAGCATTTGAACCACCACCTAAATGCTTAAAGATTTGACATCTTAATAGAATAGCGTGGGAGGCTCCAATGTGCTGAGATGTCCGAGTGGTCTAAGGAGGACGACTTAAGATCGTCTGTGCTATGCACGCGCGGGTTCGAACCCCGCTCTCAGCATCTATGGGCTTGTAGTGAAACGGATATCACTCCAGACTTCTAATCTGGTATTCCGGGTTCGATTCCCGGCAGGTCTGCCAGCACTCATAGCTCAGTGGTAGAGCGCAAGCTTAGTAAGCTTGAGGTCAAGGGTTCGAAACCCTTTGAGTGCATCTATATTAAAAAGAATACATGTATATCTCATAGCATGAATAACGACAAATCTATAGTTTTTATTCATGATGTGGCTTCTGCTCTCTTTTTAATCCCATTTTCTAGTTTGTGTATAGCTGAAGTATTTTTTGGATATGTCATCGAGCCCATGTTTTTGACAACTGCTCTTTTTTACCATCTAGTTTATGACACGGTTTGGTTATATTGTTTACCCCAAGCAACACACCTGTCTGGTTTTGTGATGTTACATCATATTATTGCTGCGTCTATGTTACTGTATCCACTTTATAATCCCGAAGCTACTCAATTAACAGCCCTAGCTGGACTTATTGAAATTGACACATCTATTTTGATTCTACGTCGCCTATTTAAAAATTCTGTATTTTTGGATCTTCTCTATCGTATCTCCAATTTGGTTATACGGGCATTTTACGAAACTCTAGTTTTATTGTTTGTCGTTCAATTCTTTCGTGAAGAAAGTCTACTCGTTAGAATTCATATGGTGGGTTCACAGATGTTTATAACTGTATTTAGTTACGGTATATGTGCTATGACATTTTCAAAAGAACCTCGTAAAAGGATTAAAAGCAGTTGACATGTTTAAGATAAGATGAACGAATTTCATAAAATTGAAAATCAAATATCTAAAGGTGTTACACATAGGACTTTACGGATATTTCATTGGATCAAGAAAATCATGAAGATTGATTAAAGATTTAAATCTAACTTAATACTAGTATGCAGATATTTGTGAAAACACTCACTGGAAAGACAATCACCTTAGAGGTTGAGTCTTCCGATACAATTGATAACATCAAGGCTAAAATTCAAGATAAGGAGGGTATTCCACCTGATCAACAGCGACTTATCTTCGCAGGTAAGCAGTTGGAGGATGGTCGCACCCTAGCAGATTACAATGTTCAAAAGGAGTCCACACTCCATCTTGTTCTCCGTCTTCGTGGTGGTGCCAAAGAGAAGGAGAAACCTAAACGTAAGCCTAACGCTTACATGAATTTTGTTAAGAAAATACGACCCACTGTAGTAAAGGATTACCCAGATCTAACTTTCACTGAAATTGGTGCGAAGTTGGGTGAGATGTGGAGGGCTCTCACTGAAGATGAAAAGAAGAAATATGCGAAAGCTTAAGGATTTGAATTTATAGGTCAATAGATGCCTCTAGGGGTCAAGAAGCTTTGTTACGATGCTCGTTTGCCTACTCGTGGTTCTGATGGTGCTGTGGGATATGATTTATATAGCTCCGAAGCTGCGACTGTACCGTGTCAGGCGGGGCGAGCTTTAGTAGGAACCGGTATCGCTTTGTCTATCCCGGATGGCCTGTACGGTCGTGTAGCTCCTCGTTCTGGCTTAGCTGTGAAGCATTGTATCAATGTTGGTGCAGGTGTTATTGATCCAGATTATACCGGTGAAGTCAAGGTCGTCCTATTCAATCATGGCACGGAAGACTTTGAAATCAAGAAGGGTGATCGTATCGCTCAACTTATTTTGGAAAGGTGTGATACACCTATGATTAAGGAAATTGGTCTACTTGACGAGACACTTAGGGGTGACGGGGGCTTCGGATCTACTGGTCAATAAGGTCATCTTTACAGAACCATAAATCTTCAGCTCTAGGCATGAAAAGTATACCATGACTCATAGTCATATACAATTTAGCTTTATTGACATTCGGGTAAGACCACAATATCCACCTTTCCCAATATTCAGCCCGGAAGAAATCTTCCCAATCTTCCTTAGAACTTTCCCTTATTTTCAACATTTCGTTCTGTATCTCATACGGATTTGTCTCTATTCGCAGCTCCTTAGGAATGATAGCACCTTTCCTAAGAAGTTGTGCACGCATAAGTCTTGGATTACCATGATCTGGATAATGCTGAAAACCTCTCTCACCAAAATCTATATTGCGTTTATTTGGTAAAGTTACTCTATATTTGTGGCTGATTGTAGGACTTGGTTGTAATACGACGTGCATTAATAGAATATAAGGAAAAAAATATAAGAATAGTTATGCTTGAATATACCTCACTCGATGGTACTATCATACGAGTGGGTGAAAATGCGAAAGAGAATGACAAACTCACAATATCAAGTGCGCCAAAATACTGGTGGATGCATGTAGCTGGATACTCTGGTGCTCATGTAGTCATATGTAATGAAAGTAATCCGTTACCAAAAGAGACTCGTAAAGATGCCACTGTACTCGCCATACATCATAGTAATGCACCAGATACTAAGATGTCTTGCGTTGACATGGTTCGTGTAGAACAAACGGTTTGGGTGAGACAGGCAGGTAAAGTTAAATTGGAAGGAGATCTAGTAGAACTTTCAATTTTTATGAGAAGAGAGAAAGAACGTTTAGAGAGATTATTAAAAAATCGTCGTTATATTAGATGAAACTAGCTCCTCTAGGAGTTTTCTATATATACGTACTTCGTAAACTCTATAATTTAGGTAAGAAGAAGCCACCACGGAAAAAACGCTTCGCTCCTTGGGTCTAACAAACCTTGAAACGAGCGCTAATTAAACGAGCTTCTTCCCAACGACCAGATTGTTGAATCAGAAGTCGTGTATTTGGCTTCATCTTTGACAAAGGAAACCCGTTTCTCAGTCTGTTAAAGGCGTAGTCAACAGTCTTATTTGATATACCGGTGCGAGTAACTTCATATTTCCTTTTAATACTTTCCACTTCAATGACCTTCTTTTCCGCCTCCTTCAACTTTGATGTGAGGTCATCTACTATGGTTTTGAGACTGGAGACATACAATTTTTGTTTCTTCATCTTCAAATCATTTTCCTTATTACTGCGGGTTCTGAGTTCGTCGCGTTCTTGTTCAAGAGCCTTGATTATGACCCTCTGCTTTTTGATCTTAACATCACGTGTACGGAGTTTCTTCTTTACAACCCGGTCAATTTCCGGTCCGAGGTCAACAGTGAACTTGGACGCTTTTCGGGGACGTGAAGAGGATTTCACCATTTTACTTAAATTTTACTATCGAAACTTTAACTTAGGCACTTTAGTTTCCGAAAGCGACTCCACCCATGCCCTGCTTTACACGTAAAATGTTGTAATTTACGGCGTACGCACGAACCATGTTACCGTTCCTGGTGCCAGTACCCGCGAGGGATAACTTGGCAGTATCAATTCGGCTGAAATTTAGGGTTCCAGTTGGTTGAGACTTGTTCATGGTTATGCAGAAAGGCCAAGTGAAGGTGGAGACGGTGCTGAGAGCATCTTGAGGGAGGACAGAGCAGTGCATCTCTGGGACAACGTTGTGGTGGAAGGCGGCGGACATATTCTCAAAGAGAGGTGTACCGTTAATATAGAGAGTGGCGGTATCAAAAGTCCAGTTAGTAGACCACTTATTGGTGTCAGCTTCCGAAGAAACAACGTGGACGGCCTTGACTGGGTGGTTGAAGTAAGTAAGATCAACCTCGGTATCCGCGGCACTCATGAGTTGGTGTTGAGTTTGAGTGAAGAGAATCTCATGCTCATTGTTGGCGAAGAAATCGCGCTCGGGTGTATCAAGGTACACATACGTACCGAATACCTTTACGTTGCTGGGAGCAAATGTGCCATTCCTGCACTTCACCCTGATCTCAACATCGTGATATTGGAGACCAACCAAAGGAAGGGATTTGGTCCAGTCGTCCGAGAAGAAGAAGGGAAGAACGTAGTGGTTCGCGGAAGTGGAAGAACCGAGGGCATTCTGGGGGCACTCATCAAGGGTGAGAGCGCAAGAAGCCTTGGCTTGAGTATCCTTGTACAAAAGGTTATGGACACCCTGGATGTAGAGGGCATCAATCTGGGAAACCTTTTGGCCACCAATCCAAAGCTGGAATTCAGTGGTAGTGGAATCATCCTTGTCGAAGAAACCGGTATCAGCGGCACCGACGCCACCGATGTTTTCAGCCTCAATCCACACATAACTCAAGAGATCACCCTTGGTCTTGATGGGAATGGTAACCTCATTACCACTTCCGAAGGTACCGATGTAATCGAGCCTTTCTGGTTTGATCGCGAAGTTGGTATACCTCTTGTAATTTTGTCTAAAAAACGACACCTCGGGTTGACCAGTAATATAGACATCCTGGGCACCCACCGACACGAGGTCAATTAAAGCAGCTGACATTTATTAGTAAACGATATTAAAATTTTGGCTCAATGTATACATATCGGGATGGGTGTTGAATTTCAAGCACTCACATGGGAAACAGTCGACACAGATGACGAGCATTTAGTGAGCATTTTTGGTAAGACTGAAAATGGTAAATCTATTTGTGTGACAACTGCGTTTACACCATACTTCTTCGTCAAGCTTCCTGAACATGTCACCCAACAAAAGGTTCAGGAAATCTACAGAGTTCTGGATAAAAAGAGTCCTAACTGCCTAGTTTCATATTCTATCATGAGGTCTAAGGATGTTTGGGGTTTTCAAAATAATAAGGAATTTTCCTATATGAAATTGGACTTTAAGAATCTAGCGAGTCGTCGTCGTGTTGATTATATGTTGAAGAATCCTATTCAATTCTCATATGGCACAGAAAGATTCAAAGTTTTTGAATCTAACATTGACCCTGTACTTCGTTTGATGCATAGAACAGGTATTCAGTCAACTGGTTGGTTAAACTCCGGTGATAATTGTGTTCGTACACATTTGGCCAAGGTGGATATTGATCTTTTCTGTAATGACTGGAAAACCCTAAAGCCTGTCGCACGTGATGATATTGCTCCATTTGTTGTGGCATCAGTTGACATTGAGTGTAACAGTTCTACTGGTAAATTTCCGGATCCGGATGTAAGAGGTGACGCGTGTTTCCAAATTGCTATTTCTTTGTGTAAGTTTGGTAACGATGAACCCTACGATAAAACATGTCTTTGCTACAAGAAAACTGATACAAACCTAGAAGGTTCTACTATCATTAGTTTTGATACTGAAAGGGAGATGCTTGAGGCATTTCAGAAGTATATACACAAGAAAGATGTAGATATCATTACTGGTTGGAATATTTTTGGATTTGATCTTAACTATATTTACACAAGGGCGTTTATTACTGGTTGTAACCCTGAATTTTTCAAGATGGGTAAATTGAAATCACAAACATGTGAGATCTCCATCAAGAAGTTGAGTTCAAGTGCGTTGGGTGATAATGTATTGAAGCTTCTTCCTATGAGTGGTCGGTTTATTTTTGATCTCTTCCATGAAGTGAAAAAGGGTTATAAACTTGACAGTTACAAACTCAATGAAGTTTCCAAACTCTATCTTGGAGATCAAAAGATTGACATGGCTCCAAAGGAAATGTTTGCTCGGTATCTAGAGGGTGATCCCGTGAAGCTACGAGAAGTTGCGGAATACTGTATCAAGGATACACTGCTACCACATAAACTCATGAAGAAGATGTGTATCCTACTCAATCTCCTTGAGATGGCTAAAGCTACTTGGGTACCACTCTGTTTTCTCGTTGAACGGGGACAGCAGATTAAGGTCTTTTCCCAACTTACAAAGAAGGCTCGTGAAATGGGATTTATGGTACCAACGATTCGCTGGGGACAGTTACCCGAGGAACAATACGAAGGAGCAACGGTTCTGGAAGCCCAAAAGGGTGCGTATTATACTCCGATTACTGCCCTAGATTTTGAAGCACTGTACCCATCTATTATGATGGCTCACAACCTCTGTTACTCTTCGTATGTTATGAATGAGAAGGACTACGGCAACATACCTGGTATTGAATACGAAACATTCAAGATTGGTCAAAAGACCTACAAGTTTGCACAAGATGTTCCAAGCCTCTTACCAGCGATTCTTCTTGAGCTTAAGCAGTTTCGTAAAAAGGCTAAGAAGGATATGGCAGCTGCAACAGGTTATATGAAGGAGGTCTACAATGGTAAACAGTTGGCTTACAAAATCAGTATGAACTCTGTATATGGGTTTACAGGTGCTGGCAAAGGTATTCTTCCATGTGTACCTATTGCGTCTACGACGACCTTCCGTGGACGGGCTATGATTGAAGAGACCAAGAACTATGTTGAAAAGAACTTCCCGGGTTCAAAGGTGAGATACGGTGACACAGATTCAGTCATGGTTGAATTTGATGTGGGTGATCGCAAGGGTGAAGAAGCTGTTAAGTATAGCTGGGAGATTGGTGAGAGAGCTGCCGAAGAGTGCTCAGCTCTCTTCAAAAAGCCTAACAATCTAGAGCTTGAGAAGGTATACTGGCCTTATTTCCTGTACTCAAAGAAGAGGTATGCTGCTAAATTGTGGACGAAGGGTAGGGATGGTAATATGAACATGGACTATATTGACATTAAGGGTCTCCAAGTTGTTCGTAGAGATAATACACCCCATGTCAGAGAGGTGTGTAAGGAACTCCTAGATGTTGTACTGACCTCAAGTGACCCGGGACCACCAAAAGAGCTTGCAAAAGAGCGCGCAGTTGAACTCCTTTCTGGTGATGTTTCAAATGAGAAATTGATTTTGAGTCAATCTTTGTCGGATAGTTATAAGGTATCTGGGCAATCCGTGTCTATAACAAGTCCGGAGAGTTGTAATATCAATCAAGCACATGTACAGGTTGTTAATAAGATGAGGCAACGTAAACCCGGGTCTGAGCCACAATCCGGTGACCGTGTTCCATACCTACTCGTGAACACGGGTGACCCTAAAGCTAAGGCTTTTGAAAAATCCGAAGATCCAAAATACGTTGAAGAGCAAAACCTCCCAGTTGATTATAAGTACTACTTCATCAATAAATTTTTAAACCCTGTATGCGATCTACTTGACCCTCTGTATGAGAACACGAAGCAAGAAATATTCGGTGAGTTGATTACTCAATGCAAACCACCACCAAAGAAACGTGAACCTCCCCTAAGTACGATGAAGAAAGTGGATTTGATAGAGGAATGTAAAAGACTTGGTCTAGATTTTGACGGTAAAATCACGGATCTTAAAGATCGTATAAAAAATGCTCGTGTTCAACGAGAAGAAAGTATTGAAGACATATTTAAAAACTACGAACAAGAAATAGATAAGTCATGAGTCTTAATGAAAAAATTGCCGATTTGTTAGAAGAAGAGTTGAAGTTGCGTATGGATCTTTTATTGACTGAGTATGCAGAAACGATATCTAAAAAATACCAGATTTCGTTACAGCTACTTCTAAAAGATATCCCATGTGTTTCTGTAACAAGTACATGTATGGGAACAAAACCAGATGGTTCTAGGTGTACTTTCAAGGGTATTCATAATGGGTATTGTGGGAAGCACCAAAAACAAGGTGAAAAAATTAAACAGAGATTTCATGAAACTTTCAATGGTCACACCCACGGTCCCGGTCTTAGAAATGTTGCGGGGTGTCCAGCGTGTGAAAGATCTTTTTCAACGAATAGGCTTATAGATTTAGACTCCTTATTAAATAATGAGTAAATCCGATATTCTGCTAACATCAATAAACAACTTTTACAGCGAAGAAGACAAC